GTGCGGCGGGCGTGGAAGCCTTCTCGCCGAGCGTGTGCAGCTCATCGTCAACCGCGCGAACGCGATCGTCCATGCCACGGCGCTCGTAGCCCTGGCGCTCACGAATCAGCCCGGCGATGTGCCGTTCCTTCTCTTCGTCTGTCATGTGCGTGTTCTCCATGTCGGAAACGACGCGGGGCCCGCTAACTGCTCGGGCCCCGCTGTCGCTACTGAACCGTGAGTGAGCTAGAAGCTCGGGGTCACGAGGCCCGTGCCGCTGATGATTGCGATGCTCTTCGCGTAACGCTCCGACGCGAACGCCGAGTAGTTGAAGAGCTGCAGACGCACGGCGAGGTCGCCCGAGAGCACCTGCTCCATGACGCGCGTGCGGATCGGACCTTCCATGAGCGGCATGTCAGCCGCACGGACGACGAAGATCTCGTCCTGGTTAGTGCCGGAGCCGTAGGTGGTGCCGATGTTGGCGTCCAGCACCACGGGAAGGCCCGCGATCGTGCCGGTGACGCCGCCATCCTGCGTACCAGCAGCCTGAAAGAGGCCACCCTGCTGGAACAGCGGGAAGGTGCTTGACAGGCCGGACGCCAGCCACGCGGCGCGACGCGGGTGCATCACGATGTGGGTCGGCGGCAGGTAACGGTTGCTGAGGATCAGCTGCACAGCGTCGTAGATCTTCGGCAGCAGCTCCGCAGCGGTCGGCGAAGCGTCCGTGTAGGTGCTGGTGTTGACCGACGACACGTTGTGGAGTCCGACGTGCTCCTTGGAGGCGGCGGCACCACGGATCAGCTGCCGGTCCAGCTCGGTGGCGTGCGCCAGAGCCAGATCCGAGAAGATGAGCTGGTCGAACGCGGGGTTGCTGCGCTCAAGAAGCTGCAGGGTCACGTCCTGACCACCGGCGATGGTGCGGACGTACACCGAAAGCTGCGAGGAGGTGACGACCGTGGTCGACACTGCCGACCCTTCCGTCTGGGCGGCCACCGAGACACCGGTGTCCTCCTTCGGGATCGTCACGACCATGCCGGTGTCCGGCAGCGGGTAGCTCGGCAGGACATCCGCGAACGGACGGCCGGCACGAGCGACCTGCACGTACAGGTCGGCCAGGTAGGCCGGCGGGATGAAGCCACCACCGGAGGTGCCGGTGGTCGTGTCCGTGTAGGTACGGAACTCGGCCTCGTGGCGCATCATGCGCGCAGCGGCGTCGGCGTCCTTGTCACGGAACGCGAGGTCCTTGAAGAACGAACGGCCGTCCGGGGCGTCCGGGCGGTAGGTCGGCTCCTCACGCACCACGCGGGCGTCGGAGACAAGCGCCGGAGCAGCCTTGCGGGCCTCGGCGACCTTCTCATAACGCTCAACGGAAGCCTTGCGGGCCTCCACCTGCTGCAGGGACGTGTCGAACTCGGCCTCAAGGGCAGCCACGTCGGCACCCTCTTCGGCGAGCTCGATTGCGTCCGCGGCCGACTGCATCCGCAGCTCGGCGTCCTCGAGGGCCTTGCGGGCCTCGGAGATCTTGGACTCCATGAGTTGTATTACCTCGTGAGATCGAACTTGACGATGGAAAGGCGGCTCTTGGCGCGTGCCTTGAGTCGCCTGAGTGCCTCGCCCTCAATGGTGAGCGACGAAGTCGTGCCCGCAGGGTCGGCCTGCGCGACAGAGGCCCGTGCACCAGGCACGCGACCGGAGCGGAGTGCTCGGTCAAGCAGCTCCACCTTCGTCCCGACCGGATACGCCGGCCAGGTGACTGCACTGACGTCGTACAAACCGTTGACGTCACGGACGGTGCGGAAGGGCTGACCATCGCGCACGTCCCACTCGTCCCCGTCCTCGGTGATCGTGAACGCGAAGCTCATCTGATCAACCAGGCCGGAGCGAATCTTTCCGACGACGCGCTGGGCGTCGAAGTCCTCCATGTCCACGCGGGCCCACATCCGAAGCCCCTTTTTGTCCTGCTGAAGCTCCAGGGTGCCGTTGCGGGTGGAAGCCATGACCGTGTCGGGGTCGTGGTTCCACAGGAGGGCGACATTGAGGTCCGGCGACTCAAGCGCCCGGGTGAACGCACCGGGCGCGATGATCTCTCGGAAGCCGCCGAGGTCGTCGGAAGGAATGTTGAACACCGATGCGTAGCCGGAAAGCGTGCGGTACTGCGTACCTGCGCCGCTCTCGCGCCATTCGGCCTTGGCCCCGCGGGTCGTGTGCGTCTCGCGGCTGCGGTAGGGCGAGACCATCTCGCTCTCGGTCTCGGTGATCTCAATGTCACCGGCCGCGGTCGTTGATCCACCCTCGGCGTTGTGGTTTTCGCCGTTGTCAAGGTCAATGTTGATGGTCACGTTGACGCCGGAACCGCCGTCAGTGGCCTCTGAGTCGCTCTCAGGGGCCTCCTCCTCGTCGTCCTCGTCGGCGTCGCCCAGCTGCAGTGCCTCGTCCACGTCCTCAAGGGCGTCCTCAAGGCTCTGCTCGTTCTCAACCTCGCCCTCGGCGTTGGGCTCGGTGGGGTCGGCCATCGGGTCGGTGACCTCATCCTCAAGCGGACCCGGGAGCTCGCCCTGCACGCTCAGGCGGCAACCGCCCTGGGCGTTCACGTCGGCGGCCACGATGACGCAGCCTTCGGGCCCGTCGTAGCCCTCGCGGTAGAAGATGCAGCCCGCGCACTTGCCGGCGGCGGGGTCATACGCGGCGGTCACCGCGTCGTAGCGCCCGTACTCCTTGACGCCGTCAACCAGTGCATCGGCGAACACCCTGTCGCCCATGCTGATGATCTCGCGGCGCTCGATGGCCGCGTCGGCCTTCTCGCGGCCCATAGTCGTTGCCTCCTTGTCGGCGCTCATGCGGCACCGCCCTGAGTGTCGGTCGCCGGTGCGGTCGTGTTTGGTGCTCCACCGACCGGCGTCTGCTGCACCTGGTCACCGCCCTCCACGGGCGGGTAGTTCTCAAGCGCGCGGATCTCGTTTGCCGAGAGCCAGCCCGCTTGGCGCGCCTGCACGTATGCGGCGTAGCGAACCTGCGTGTCCGCGCGAAGCAGCCCGTCAACCAGCCACTCGGGCTCAAGGCCCGACCTCACCGGGAACAGGTCGTCGTCTGAGCGCAGCGCCATCTCAATCCGGCGAAGGCGCGGCATCAGGCCGTAGCGCACGAACCGAAGCGACTCCTCCTCCGCGCTGATGTTTGATGCGCGCGACTCGACGCCCAGCATGGCCGGCGGGATGCGGAAGATGCGCGCGACCTCCTCAACGCCGTAGCGGCGGCTTGCGATCAGCTCGGCGTCGGCCATCGTCATGCCGAGCTTGTTGAGCGTCGCGCCGTTGGTGAGGATGGCGGGCTTGCCCGCGTTCGCCATGCCCTGATGGGTGGCGTTCCAGACCTGGAGCATCTCCTGAGCCTGCTGGCGGCCGAGGTTGCCCGGAACGGTCACGGCAAGGCCCGGGGTCGCGTCGTTCGCGTACATGCGCCCGGCGTACTCCTCGGCGGCCAGTGCGACACCGAGCGCCTGCTTGTGCTCGGCGATGGGGGAGACGCCCACAAGGCCGCCGCGGACGCTGAAGCCGCGGATGTGCAGGATCTCGGTCGTGCCCATGCCGTTGTAGTGTTTGCCCTCAACGGTCACGTCAAACCGCTTCTCGCCCGTCTCCTTGTCGCGGTAGACGCGCACGGTGGAGGGGTCAAGCACCTGCATCTCAAGGACGCGGGTGCCTGCCTTGATCTTCTGGATGTAGGCGTTGCCGGCGAACTCGATGCACGCGGCAACGTCGGTCCAGAACTCCATCGCCGACTGCTCCATGTTGGGCCGGTCGTGGATGAGCTCGTACTGCCAAGAGCCGATGGCGCGCTCGCGGTTGGTCTCGTCGCCCTTGTAGACCATCGCCGGAAGGGACCCGATGGTCTCCGACACCAGGCGCACGGCCGATCCGACCGAGGAGAGACCTGACGCGGTCTCTGCCGAGATGTAGCGGCCGGTGTAGGCGTAGAAGCCGCCGCCACCCATTCCGGGGAGCGGGATCGCCGAGCTGCCCCACTCCGCGGATGCGCGCTCCTCGGGCGCCGGCGCCTCTTCCTTCTTCTGCCAGGGCCAAGCCATCAGGCGACGACCTCCATGCGCCCGTCGGGCGTCTCCATCAGGCGAACGCCAGTCGCCTCAAGGCCAAGGGCGTCGCGGGTGCGGTAGTAGTCATGCGACGCCTGCTTGCGGTGCGCGGCGCGGCGGTGCGTGCGGTGCTCGACCTCAACGTCACCGATGCGCGCAGCAGGCTCGATCGGGTAGGTGGTCGGGCCCCAGAGGAAGGTGGGGTCGCTGTCGGGCCCGGCGACGTACACGTCGTGGCGGCCGAGCACGCGAAGGCCCGGGAGCGCCCGGAAGATCATGCGAAGGTCCTGCCGCGAGTCGGTCGGAAGCGGCACGATCTGGTCAACGTCGCCGGCGTCCTCGTAGCCCTGCCGTGAGGTGAGCGTGACCTCGACGGCGTCGCGCTCAATGCAGTCAAGGCGCGTGCGGAGCTCGCGCGGGTACTTCGTGAGTACCTCATCGGCATCGAACACCCAGATCCAGTCCTCCGGGCGCGCATTGGCGAGGGCAAGCGTGAAAGCCAGTGACCGCTTCTCGACCTCGTTGCCAAAGAACGCCTCGGTGGGCTGGTAGAGCGTGAGCCCGATGCCGAGCGCGTCGCAGGTGCGCTGAATGACCTCTGCCTGCTCAGGGTCGCTCTTGATGCGCCCGTTT